CTAACGCTGGATGTTCGCCAGGGCGGTCGTGCCGATCGCGGCCGTGCATGCGGCGGCGATCGAGCCGGCCACGAGCGAGCCGACCGGCCCGACGATCGCGGAGGCGGTAGCGACCACGCCGGCCGCTGCGCCGATGGGCGTGGCGACGGCGTATATCGCGATGCGGAGGCCGGCGGGGAGCGTCGGACGGGTGTCTTCGGTCTCGGGTGCTGCGTGTGTCATAGGTCGTCCATTCGGTGTCGGGCCGGCGGCATGAACCGGCTGCGGGGGAAGGTGTGTTCGATCTCTTCGATACGGTCGTCGTGGTCGGCGTCGGATTTCTGCAGCGCGGCGATCCACGTGCCGTGCTGCTCCTGCGTGCTGATGATCTGATCGAGCTTCGCGCCGTTCTCGGCGTGCCGCTCGTCGGACTCTTCGCGCAGGTTGATCGGTTTGCCGTTCTCGTCCACGTGGTTGTTGGCAACTTGATCCCGGGTCTCGGCCGCGTCCTTGCGGATACGTCCGAGGGCGTACTGCTGCCGGCCGAGGAGGGCGATGATCACCGCGAATGCGCCGGTGATCAGCGCGGCGGTGACCGTGTCGCTCACGTCGCGGCGTCCGCGAAGACTTCACGCACGGCGGCCTCGGCAGCGTCCTGCACCTGCTGCTCGGTCAGTCCCGTCGCACCCGCCGTCTTCAAGCCGGCGAGGACAGCCGGGATGGTGAGGGCGGCGACCGACTGCGCGAGTGCGGTCGGGTCGCCGTGCTGGGCCGCGCGGAGGCGTGCAGTACGTGCGGCGAGGATGCCCCACACCGCACCGTCTCCCTCCTGGTGGTAGGGCGACGTGCTGCCGTCGGGCTGCGGGTACGTCTGGTTCATCCCGGCTCGGAGAATCGCGTTCAGCTCGTCGCTTGTGAGACCGTCGAGGGTGCCGTCAGGGTTGACGGTACCGACCGAGCCGGAGCCGTCACCGTTGCGGAGCAGGTTGATTTTTGTCATGTCGTCTTCCTCTGCTGTCGAGTTGTCGATCGGAGTTCCGCCGGTGCTTGCGACGCTCGTGTTGGTCTTGATGATCGGCATGTTGCGCCAATTGGGGTTGTTGAAGTGCCACCACTCCACGGAGTCCGGTGTGAACCCCGCCGCAAGCATGGCCGCGCGGTCGCCACGGTTGAGGATGTCAACGGCTGCGGCGCGGAGGTGGTTGTTCTGCGCGTTCGGGTCGTCCGGGTTGCTGGCGAGATTGAAGCCGGGCAGGTGGTTGATCCAGCCGTTGTAGAGGTACTTCTGCTGGGCGTACTCGCGCCATGCGTCAACGACCTGGATGTTGTGGCCTGCGATCCCGCTGGCCTTGACGAGCAGGGCGAGCGTGTCGGGCGTGACGAAGTACTGCGGCTGCCACGGGATCGGAACGAGGCCGGCCATTAGTTCAGCCCCTCGCAGGTGATGAATCCCGTCATCGTGGCGACACCGGTCATCGAGAGCGTCAGCCCGTCGTAGGCGGTCGCGAGGGAGTGGTCGCCGCCCATCCGTCCGATCGTGCGGGTCGCACCGTTGATCGTGTAGTAGTCGGTCTCCATGATCGTTGCGGCGGCGAGGGCGGGGCCGAACAGGTGAATGGTGATGACGTGATCTGTGCCGACTGCGTTGCCTGCGGCCCACTGTGCGGCGGCCGGTGCCGCGCCGCCAGACGCCGCCGCGCCAGACATGCCGAAGCCCTGGTATGCGTAGTTCGCGGCCACTGCGTCCGCACCGCCAGCACGGAGCTGCATCGCCATAAGTTCAGCGGCGGATGATTTGACGCGAAGCGTGATCTTGTAGTTCTCGTACGATCCACCGAAGAGGCCGACGAGAGAGACCTTGTTGACGGCACCGCTCAGACGCACGGTGCCGTCCGCGCCGATCACCTGCGCGCCTGCGTTGACGACGACGGAAGCCGGCTTGATCTTGCGAGTCCCGGGCCGGATCGCTTCGAGGTTGCCGAGGCGGGTGCGGTCGGCGGCGATCGCGGCCGACACCGAACTCTGGCCCCGGTTGAGGAGGTCGGAGAATAGCGCGTCGGCGTCGTTCTCGCCGTACTGCCAGACGCCGCGTGCGTCGTTGTGGCCGTTACCTGCGGGCATGGTCAGTCCTTCCCTTCGAGTGCGGCGATGCGCGCCTCGTGGTCCTGCACGACGGGCAGGAGCGCGAGCGCGATCTTGTCGTAGTGCACGCCTTGCGGCCGGCCCTCGTCGTCGTAGAACACGAGCCAGGTGAGGCCGAGCGCGTCGAGGTCCTCGGCGATAAGGCCGTAGTCGCGCGGCGAGTCCGCGTCGACGGCGACCTTGTACCGGAAGGTCACCATCTGCATGGCGAGGACGGCCTGCCGATCGGGACTCCAGCTTCGAATGTCCTTCTTGAACCGCCGCGAGGACGCGGAGACGGCGATACGACCGTCCGGGCCGATGCCAGCGGCGACGAAGCCCGACACCGGATTGGCGCGACCGTGCGGGGTGTACATGGGGCCGGTGGCCGAGACCGTGGACGCAGTGACGGGGCCAGCGTCGACACCGCCGGGGAAGCTGGCCGAGCCGTTCGAAGCGATCGCCGCGCCCACACCGCCGATGCTGATCGCGTCGAATGAGGAGACGCCGTGCAGGGACACCGACCCACTGATGCGGGCACCTTCGATCGCGTCGGGAAGGTGCGCGGTGTCGAGCTTCGGCAGCCTGGCCAGGTCGAGCGTGCCGGCGTTGATCGCGGTGGCGTCATGGGTGCCGTGCGTCTGGTGCTCGGCGAGGTAGTCGCGCGTCTTGTTGATCTCGTCGTAGCCGGCGCGCAGGTCCATGGTGCCGGGCACCACGTCCATTCCGACCGCTTCGGCAGAGTCGCCGTTCGCCATGGTCATGCTCCTATCGGTTGGTAATTGAGCCAGGACACGCCCGGCGGTACGTCGAGCCAGGACACGCCGGCCGGGACGAACAACCACGAGGTGTCAGGGGTGTCGGTCAGCCCGCGCGTGGTGATATCCATCTCGGCGGCGGGCAGCTCGAACGTCACGGCCGAGACGTAGCCGGTCTGGGCGTCCGAGTGCGGGGGGAAGATGGTGGCCGCGATCCCGGGGGTTGCCTCGTAGTTCGCGACGGCGCGCACGTCGAGTACGCGCCCGCGTCCCTGCCCTCGGCGGAGGATGCCGGCAGCGGCGCCGGGTCCGGGGTAGACCGCTTGCCGCTCGATCGTGAGGACCGACTTAGCCGGCTGGGCGCCGGCCACGTCGTACGCCTCGTTGGTCAGGCCGAAGCTGTCTGTCCACGTGTAGTGCACCACAACGGCGTCGAACCATACGTCCGCGTTCAGGGACATGCGATCGCGGTGGTTGACCATTGTCCCGGTGGTGGTGATGGTGATCGCGCCGGGGGTGGTGCTCTGCCGTTCGGTGAGCTGCCAGACGCCGGCCTCGTCGCACCAGAGGCGCAGAGAGGCGGCCTCCAGCATGGGGTTGAGGTAGTCCCACGCTTTCACGCCGGGCTTCCACGTGGTCGAGTTCACCTGTGCGACCTGCGCGTCGGTGGTGCCGTCCGCCAGGAAGGCACCGTAGCGGGCCAGCACGAGGGCGCAGATCGTCCGAAGGGAGGTCGAGGACGGCGACCAAGGCACGGTGTCGATCAGGGCGTCACCGTTCAACAGGGCTTCGCTGGACTGCGCTGTGATCGCGACGGTCCCCTCGTTGTCGTCGAACACGCGATCGGTGACGATCAGGGCGAACGTGCGCCGCCGCGACGGGCGAACGGTCGAGCCGTTCCACGGTCGGAAGTACAGGTTGGTGACGTACCCGAGCGGACGGCCGGCGAGCTTGGCCGTCATGCCGGCGCAGGATGCCACGCCGAGGTCGGCGAGCCGCCACACCGTGCCGAAGTCCTGCTGAACGGTAAGCGTCAGCCGGCGGGGCGAATCGCGCAGGTCGAGTGCCGATCGCTCGAAGTCGCCGGGCACAGCGCACGTGAGGTCCACCTGTACGTAGGGCGCCCATCCCTCGTCCATCGCGATACGCATGCTCTTCACGTCGAGCGCCGTTCCGGTCGGGTCCAGTACCGCAGTTGCGTGGTGTGCGTCGATCGTCATGCGGACACCTCTTGGAATGGCACGTCCACCGTCCAGCGCTTGCGCGCTTGCGGGTCGAGGGTGCGGCGCACTGTGCCGGTGAGGACGAACCGCATGCCGCTGCTCGGCTGCTCCGTGTCGGTGTACGTGAGCGGCACTCCCGACGCGGCCAGGGACTCGCACGCGAGCGCGTCGGCAAGGGCCGGGAAGAGCAGCTGTAGGGTGCCCGTCCGGAGGCCGGCAGGCGCGAGGCTCACGTCCGGGTCGGGCCGGCCGATGATGTTGTGGATTACGTTGCGCGACTCGCGAGATGCCTCGTGGGTGAGCGCGAAGATCGCGGCGACGGTCGTGGTGCCGTCTGTCAGGGTGGCCGTCATCATCGCACCGCGTTTCCGACTCGGACGTTGGCGGCCACCGGCACCTCGAACTTGTGGCCGTTGAGCGTCTGCTGAATCAGGCCCGGCATGCGGGAGGTGTCCACGTCGGTGATTACGACGGTCGGGCCTTGGATGGTGGGCGGCAGGTTGCTGCGGATCGAGTTCGCGTACGAGTCCGCTGAGGTCTTCCCGGCGGTGGTCCAAATCGCGTCGAGCTTCTGCTGTTGGTCGGGCGCGGAGGAGACGTACGCGGTGATGAACTGCGTTGCCGACTCCTCGCCTTGGCTCTGGATGAACGCTTGGGCCTCGGGGGTGAGGGTGAGCGCGGCCTTGGCGAAATTGGTCTTGTAGTCGTCCAGCGCTTTCGCTTTGGCGGTCATGGCGTCGATGTATTTCTGAACGTCAAAGACGTTGTTCTCGGCGTTCACATAGCCGTCAACCGATGCGGCTGCGTCGTCGTATGCCTGGTCGATCGAGCGGATTTGCTCGGCCTTGGATGCCATGGCCGCCGCGCCCGACTCCGCATAGAGGTCGGCGTTCTTCGCGGCTGCCTCCGCCTTATCCGCTGCCTGGCCGAGGTAGTCGTTGAGCTGGTTTTGGGCGGTGATTTCGGCGATGATGTTGCCGTATCGCGCGACCTGGCCCGCGTTGTTTGCGTCGGTCTGTGCGCTCTCCTGCTGAAGCTGCTTCACCCGAGCCTCGCCCTGAGACACGAGTTCGCGCAGTGCGCTCGTGTTCCCGGCGTACGCCTGCGCTACGTCCTCGAATGAGCCGCCGGACTTGCGGCTGAGTTCATCCAGGCGGGCAAGGCTCACGCCTGCGTCGTCGGTGTTCGCGGCCAGGTTCTTCAGCTTGTCCACGATCCCGTCGAGAGCGTCGGGGCCGGTGCGGCCGGCGTCGATGATCTGCTGGGTTAGCTCGGCAACGTCCTGCTTGAACTGCTCACTGTTCGCCTGGCCGTTCTGGAGCGCACCATTGATCAGACCGATCGCGGCAGCGCCGACCGCACCAATCGCGAGGCCGGCCGGCCCGAGGGAGCTGACTAGCCCGCCGAACGTGCCTTGGATACCGTCAACGAATGACTGGGCGGATCCGTCGAAGCTGGAGAAGGTCTCGGCGGCGTTTTGCTTCGCCTCGTTGCCGATCTCGTTGATCGTCTCTTTCGAGAGTTTCCGCTTCTCGCGCGAACTGAGCTCGAAGTCGGATGTGCTCTGATCGTTGGCTTCACGCGCGACCTGGCTCGTTTTGCGATAGTCGCTCTGCATCTGCCGTGCGGCATCGCGCGCGTCGTCGCCGAGCTTGTCTGTTGCGCGCTGGGCGTCCTTCAGCTCGTTCGTGAGCTGGTCGGGTCCTTTGTTCTTGCCGAGGTCGGTGAGCGCGTCGTCGGCGTCCTCCACGGGCTTGATGATGCCCATGCGTACGCCCTGCTCGAAGAGGCGCGAGTCGGTGGCGACCGAGATTACATACCCTTTGGAAGCCATGCGGTCTATCCCTTCGGGTTGAGCGCGTCGAGCAGTGAGCGCGTGACGGTCTGAATGACGAGTGAGGTGATGCGCGGGATCGCCGCGTCGATGGACGGATAGACGACTTTGCCCGCCTGGGTGCGCCCGGCGAACGTGCTGCCCGCCCGGCGGGCGTACGGGGTTCCCTTGCGGCTGTGGGTGTGGATCAGTGCGCCGGGTGACATGCCGAATTCGGTGGCGGCGGCGAGCGTCGAGACGGGTGTGCCCGTGCTGAGCTTGCCGGCGGTGGCGGACTTGAGTTCGATGTTTCGCGCGGTCACTCCGACGCGGGCGGTGTCGGAGAGCACCCGCGCTTGGAGTCGGGTGGTGATGCGTCCTCGTAGTTCCTCTTGCCAGATCGGGCCGGCCTCTTTACGCCCGGCGCTGAGTGCCTGTTTCCGGGCGTCCGCATCGACTCCCCGCAGTCGCAACAGGAGGTCGCGTAGCGGGGAGTCGATGAGGAGACTGATCTGTGAGGGCAAGAGTCAGGCTCCGAAGTCGGGCTGTCCGATGACGGGGAGCGTGACGGACGAGGTGGACACCGCGCCGACGGTGCCGCCGAAGCCGGCGGGGACGGCGATCACGTCGAACTCGGCGACCACTCCGGCAACGTCGAGCGCGTTGGGCGCGAGCGTGAAGTGCAGCGTCTTGCCGACGTTCGCGTTGAGCACTTCCCAGAGTGCGCCGGCAGTGCTGATGTCCTGCGCGAGTTCGAGTGCGCACGACCAGTCCGGCGTGGTGATGTCTTTGAAGACGGACTCGGGGGTGCCTCCGGTCCACGTCACGATGCTGACGTTCGGGTCGACGGTGGCTTTGGAGATGTGCGATTCGAAGTCGCCCAGGTCCGTGACTCCGTCCTTGATGTTGAGCTTGGGCCGCTTGAAGATGTACGGCTTGACGGCGACAGTAGCCATTGGGGTGTTCTCCTTAGTTGGTGTGGGTGATGACGGCGAGGCTGAGCCGCCAGGCGAGCTGCCCGCTGGCAAGGCGCTCTTTCTTGGCGGTGTCCCAGGCGACGGATTCGGAGGCGTCCACGGCAGCAATGAGGTCGAGCACCGCGGCGTCAACGTCGTTCTCGCCCTTCTCGTCGTCGGTGGAGGCGATGACGATGACAAGATCGAAGTCGCAGAAGACGAGACCCTGCGGGATCGTCTGTCCTGCGTGCTGGTTGCTGATGCCGGTGAACTCGGTATAGAGCACCGGCACGAGCTGCTTGGTGGCGGGCGCGGCGATATTCGGCACAGTCCTCCACGACTCGGGAAGTACGGGCTTCAGCGTGGCGTCGAGGGCCGCGCGGACGGTGTCGAGGCGCGAGCTGGTCACGGTGTCAGAAGGCATCGGGCTTCCCGTCGATCGGGCGGATGATCGTGCGGATCGTCTTATCCAGCGGGCGGGGTGTGAAGCTGTATCCCTCGGGGCCAACATCGGGTGTGGCCCGGCCGGCGTTCCACAAGTTCTCCGCTTGCTGCAACTGGGCGAGCACGAACCGTGCGGGCGGCGTGTTCTCCCAATCGGCGTCGTCCGGCGCGACGGGTGCGAACGCGATGACCTGCTCCCGCGCCACGTCGAGGAGCATCCCGGTAAGTTCCAGGTTCTCGACAGGCGCGTTCTCCCAGAGGCCCATGAGCCGATCAACGGCCTCCGGGGTGTCACAGGTGAGCCAGGTAGTCATCGCGTTCGCTCCCGTCCGGCTTAGGCGCCGGGCTTGGTGCCGATGAGGACGACCGACTCGGGCCGGACGACGAACGTCTCCAGGTAGCCGATGACGGCCTTGTCGACGCCACCTCGGGCGATGTCGAGCGCGTCGAGCTGGATCGGGGTCTGACCCTGCTCACGGAACTCGATGGCACCCTTCGCGCCCGCGAGGGTCTGCGGCTTCGTGGCGTCGAGGCCGGGGAAGAATGCGTCCGGTGCCTTGACCACCTTGACCTTGCCGCTGTCCGCGTCGGCCTCGCCGGTACCCGCACCGATGCCGAACTGGATGTACTCGGGCACGAGGTCCTTCGGAGTGTAGAGGAGCTGCCGCCACGACGCCGGGTTGACGACCGCGAAGGATGCGGTGTCATTCGCGTCGTACACCGCCTCGATGCCCTGGACGATCTGGCCCATCGCTTCGGGGTAGTCGTGGCCGTCCACCGACGGGAAGGTGTCCGGTGCGAGCAGGCGGTCCAGCGCGGCGGCTGCCTTCGACGCGACCAGGAACGCCGAGCGCAGCGCGTCCTCGTCGGTGACCTGCGCGTACGAGTCCACAAGGCCCTCGAAGAATGCCTGGAGCACTTCTGCCCCGCCTTCGAGGTCGTACCACTCGCGAGCGATGTCGGCCGCGAAACCGTAAGCCTGGCGGCTGCTGGAGGTCAGCGAGGTGGTGGCGGTGCCCGAGCCGATGTCGGCCTTGTTGCCGGCCCACTTGGTGACGAGGGCGGAACCCTGGTCGATCTTGAAGCCCTTGCGTCCGCCGAGCTGGATGCCGCCGTAGAGGTGAGTGAACAGGTCGAGGTACTTGCGCTGATAGCGGCGGCCCTGCCAGAGCTTGCCGACCCACGCGGGCTGGAGGATGCCGGAGTTCGCGCCGGTCAGGCCGCCGGCCTTCTCGACGGTGATGTCAGCAAGCTCGGCGAGCACGGCGATCGCATCGGTCACGAGCGGGTCACTGTTGGCTCCCTTCGCGCTCTTGATGGTCGCCATGCTGGCGAACACTTCTCGCAGATCGACGGCGGGCGCGTCGGTCGGTGCCTGGCCGATCGGAGCGCCGGCGAGGATGGTGGGCTGGACGGATGCGGTCACGATGGTTTCTTCCTCCTGGTCGGCCGGCACGGCGGTGGCCGGGTCGGTGGTCTGGTCTTCGATGCTGGTGGTGATTGTGGACTCGGTGGTGCTGGTGTTGCCGTCCTCCGAGGTGGTCGTCTCGGTGTCTTCGACGCGCCGCCACGTGACGCCGTTCTCGTCGGTGAACTCGGATTCGTAGTGGCTGCTCGTGGTGCTGTCGGCGGCGAGCACCATCGCAGACGGGAACGCGCCCATGGGCACGAGCGCTGCGCCCCACAGCCGGCCCGATCCCGGCACGGCTTTGCCGGCCTTGATCGAGGTGTTGAACTCGCCCGAGAGGCGACGACGCTTGCCGTTCGGGTTGGTTGCGTCCGCCAGGGCGGCGTCGCCCTCGGGCGTCTCGGCGATGCGGAAGCTCGCGAAGATGCCCTTGGCCTCCTGCCACACCCGGGTGCCCCGGCCTACCGGCTGGGAGCGGTCGTGGTCGGTGTTGAGGCCGATGACAGACGGGTCGGACGGCAGGGCCAGCGCGCCGGCCTCCACCATGAAGCGGCCGGCGTTGGTCTGGCCCAGCTCGTTGAACGGTACGAGTAGCCCGGTAATGGTGCGGTCATCGAGGTTGGCGAGGATTTCGCCGCCCTCGTACTCGATCAGGTCTTCCATTCTTAGTCCTCGCTCGTGGGGTTGGTGTTCTGCTCGGGGAGAGCGAACATGTTGGAGAGGTCGGCGCGGATCGAGAGGCCCGGGTCGCAGATGTCGTCCAGCGACATGCGGGCCTCGAATGCGAGCGTGAACGCCTTGGCGCTGCCGAGGTCCCACAGCTCGTTACGGCTCACGCCGTTGGCGACGCCCGAATACTTGATGGTCGATCCACCCGAGCCGCCCTGGCTGACACCTTCGAGGAGGCTGGCCGGCGTGCCCGTGTGGTTCGCGATGTCGAGTCGGACGGCGTTGCGGCCCGACTCATAGAGGTCGGTCTGCACCTGGCCGGGCATGTCGACCGGCCACTCGGCAATCTTGGTCGCGACGCCGCCGGCCTTGCGCCCTGCGGCCCACTGATCGCGGTAAGCGCGACGCTCCTCGGGCGTCCAACCCTGCCACGTGTCCAGCGGGATGCTGAGCACGGTCAACGGGATCGGGTTCTCCAGCCGGTCCATATAGGCGGCCTCTATCTTGCGCGCCTCGCGGAGCGTGTCGATGCCGTCGACCAGAAGGCCGTTGTCACCGTAGCCGACCGGGATCGCGACCGGGTACGCCCGATACGCTTCCGGCACCACGTCTCCGTTGAGCCAGATACCGCCGTTGGTCGGGTCGATGCCCCATGCCCCATAGGGCACGTGCATGCAGTCGGCGTCCGCGTCGTGCGGGTCACGGTCGAAACTCAGGCAGCCCCAACCCTGAAAGAAGAAGTCAGACCCAAGGCCGTGCATCCGGTGGTACGGCGAGACGCCGGATCGCGAGGATGTCAGCCACTTCGGCTGCGTCGCCGCCGGGGTGTCGTTGTCCATGAGGCGGAACGGGTTGGCTGCGAACTGGCGTACGTGGACGCCGTGCGCACGCTTGACACCCGGAACCCGCAAGGCCATGTCGCGCGTCATCGGGATGTCGCCGGCAGCGGCCTCCTTGAACAGCTCATCGGCAGCGAACTGGGTGAGAGTGTCGGTGGGCGCCCACGGCGAGGCGATCGCGAGCGGCGCGATCGCGCCCTTGGTGTACGTCTCGTACGCTGCGCTGACCCTGCTCCGGGTGAAGATTCCCACGAGTTCGATGCTCCGGAAAATTCCCAGATCCTACGAACGCCCGGCGAGTCGCGCCTGTCGCTTCCTCTCGCTGCGCGCGTCGCGCTGGTGGTAATCGTCCTCGTGTTCGCGCTCCTCGTGCGCGCACGCGGCGTCCCACGCTTCGTCCTTGTGGAACCGGCAGGCACGCCACCAGGGGTGCTCGATGCAGTGCACAATGATCAGGGTGGATGAGCAGTCGAGCTTGATCGGCGATGCGGTCTGGGTGGTCATGGCGGTGGACTCCTCTAGTTGAACTCGATGACGGATGCGGCTTCGACGGCCGAGGTTGGCCGATCGGGCAGCGCATCCACGGCGAGGGCGATCGCCTCGAACGGGGTGGCGTCGCCGTTGTCGTCTGATCGCGGCGCGCGGATGAGGAAGCCCTGCCCCATCGACTGACGCACGACGGATTCCGCCGCCTTGTCGAGCGGGCCCTGCGCCCAGTGGATGATGTCGCCGCGTTCGAGTCCGGTGAGGAGCTGCGCATGTGCGACCTTCACGCGCTGGAGTTCGTACTCGGTGATAGCCGGCTTCGGGCGCGCCTTCACAAGGGTGCGCTCGATCGCAGCCTTGGATTGCGTGGTGCCCTTGTCGAAGATGATCGGAGTGCCGAGCCGTCGCGCGGTCGTCAGGACGATCCGCTCCAGTCCCTCGGTGCCGCGCTGGTGGTGGATCAGCTTGACGCCGATGAGGTGCGGCTGGTCCTCGGGTTCGGCCCCGTCGAGCGCCCATGCGAGGGTGGCGAGGTCGGCCGGCGGCGTGTAGTGCCAGGCGACCGCGACGGACGCCCACAGCCCGAAGGGGTGGACGGCGAGTGCGAGCGTGCCGGTGGTGATGCCCTCGGGCACCGGTCCGTCCTGCTTGCCTTTCTTCCACGCGCCGACGCTGATAGCCGTTTGGGTGCCTGTCTCGTCGCCGAAGTGGCCCAGGTATTCGAGCGCGAATTTCTCCCAGCCGAGGTCGGAGAAGTTGCCTTCGATCTTGGCGAGGTTGGTCAGCCCGTCGAGGCCGGGGTGCAGCTCGTCAATGAGCGGGCCGACGATATCCCAGAAGGCGAGCGTCGTCGGGTCGATATCGTCGGGCACCCCGTAGCGGAGGCGTCCGGCGTCGGCGTCGTGCAGCGTCTTCCAGAAGTACGAGCCGGTCCGATACTTGCCGCCGGTGCCGGCGAACACGAGCTGTGCCCCGTCGCCGCGTGTGTCGAACGAGGGGACGACGGCCGCAACGATGTCCTCCCACACGGACGGCTCGGCCTCGCCGGCCTCGTCCATGATCAGCATGTCGTATGCGCCCGAGCGGACATCCTCGCCCTTGGGTGCGAGGATCGCGAGCTTCGAGAAGTTCTCGAACTGCAACCCCTTGTCGCCTTTGCCGTCCTCGATCTTGATCGGGCGCGTCCGCTTGTCGCGCCACTTGATCGTGATCGGGTCGCGCACGTCCAGTTCGAAGCGCTCTTCGGCCTTCTTCGCGAGGGTCAGCATCGTGTAACCCACCATGTACTGAGGGCGCATCCAGCACCGGCCCACAGCGATACACCACAGGCTCGTCGTCTTCGCCGATCGGCGCGGTTCGAGGATCGCGTTGCGGAACCGCTCGGCCGCGAGAACGTCGCACGTCACGAGCATCTGCGGTTGCAGATTCGCCAGGAGCGAGCCGCCCAGCCGGCGGGGCACAACCTTGTCCAGAATCCACGCGCCGACAAGGAACTCAACACGCGCCTGATAGGTCGTCACCATCTCCGTGCAGTCGAGCGCGCTGCGGCCCGAGTCGCGCAACTCGATCCATGCGGCCTCGTTCAACAGGGGATGTGCGGCCACTTCCTCGGGGATTTCGGTGCCGTCCCAGTCACTCGGCATGCCCAGGGGATTCCGGGGGGAGACACGTGAGCCGTTGGCGTGAGTTTCACTGTTCTCTCTAAAAGAAACGCCGTCGCTTTGTGTGTTGTCTACAACTTCGGTGGTGCTCACGGTCACAGCTGCCATGTCTGCACGGCCTTGGCCGGCGGTCGTCGGTTGGTAATGGCAGCGCCCTGCTTGCCGCCGTCTGCTCGGTTGCCGACGCATGCGCCGGTCGCGTGTCGGTGCTCGGGTGCGAGGTCCGAGAGCGTCGACCCGGTGGCCCCGTCCACGTGGCCCACGTCGAAGGGCTGGCCCGGCATAATCGGGCGTCGGCAGCGCCAGCACGCGACCGGCTCGCCGCTGCGGTGGATCGCCTTGACACGCGCTCGGATCACGCGGGCGTTGCGCTGGTACTCAGGCGTCCGATGCTTGACGCTCATCGTCGCGCTCGCACGTGGGCGTCGAGTGCAGCGCGGTCGAGCTTGACGAGGGCCGAGAGGTACGCATCGTCATCGTTGACGGCAGCGAAGATCGGCGCGCCGAGAGCGTTGCGCCGAGCGAGGGCGGTCAGCTCGGCGTCGGTGAGGTCTAGCCTCGGAAGCGGTCGAACTCCTCGGGCGTCATCGTGCTCTTGTTCTGCTCGCACTGACGCTGCATGTCCTCGGCCACGAGGGTCGGGTCCTGCCCCTGTGCTGCTACTTGCTTCGTCAGGTAGGTCACGCAGTCCGCGACGGTCGCGTGCTGTGTTCCGCACCCGGTCAGCGATACGGCGAGCGAGGCGACGATGAGAGCCAGGCCGGCGCGTCGAGCGGTGTTCATGCCGCCACAATACAGCCGCGAGGGTCCAGAGGATGCCAGCCGCGATGAGGAGCTGCCAGGGCGGGTTAGCGAGGTCGGGCGGGTTCACGCGGTCGCCTCGCCATTCGCAAACGCGATCGCCTCGGCCCACGTGTGGAACCAGTGCCCGACGGGTGAGGGCTCGATGGTCATGGCGATCCAGCCGCGCCCATAGCCAGAGGTGAACGATCCGGCGCGCTCGACGCGGATGCGCTTACGCGTGGAGTTCGAGTGTCGGTTGCTCATGGCAGGCGGTCCTCTTCCGGATCATGGTGGCGATAGTGGCTAGCGTCTGGTCGTCGTATTCGGGTCCCGGGTCGATCAGCCAGCCCGCGGTGGTGGTGTGTCTGCCGTCTTGCCGCAGCCCGCATCCGTAGACGCACCAGCCGGACACCTGGTCGAAGTCGTGCTTTGCGTCAGGTCCCCGGTAGCTGAGGCACTTGCTGGGGGTGGTGGTCATGTGGTTGATCCCTGCGGGGTGGTGAGGTGAAGGGAGTGGCTTGACCCCTAAGCGCTCGACGCTCTGCGTCGGGTGCTCTTGGGATGGGGTCAGCACGAGAGGTTCTGCGTACGCGGAGCCGGCTCGGTCGTTTCTCTGACACGGCTAGGCCGTCACGATCGGGTATGTCCTCCACTCCTGAGTGCGGGGATGCGCGCCCGGATATGCCTTTACCGCGCGGAGTGTTGGTCGGGGAGCTGCTTGTTACGGGGGTGTAGCTCCCCGGGTCTCGCCAGTGGCGTGGTGTGGGCCTGTTCCAGCCCGTCTGCGGTTATCCCCTCTCGGGGTGCCTGGTGGTGGTCGTGCTTTCGATCCTCGTGTCGCGAAATTGGTCATGTGAGCACGCAATCAGGCGCGACACACCTAAACGTGGATTACGGGCGGCGTGTCGCGAAATTGATCACCGAGCCGCTAGCATCACTCTCATGACGATGATCAACACCACGGGCATGGTCCTCGCGAAGCGGCTACGTGCTGCGCGACTTCTCGCTGACCTGGAGCAGGCTGAGATAGCGAAACTGGTCGGCGTGGCACGCACGACCGTTTCGGCATGGGAGCAGGGGCGCACGGAGCCGAGCGCCACCTACTTCGTGCGGTGGGCACAGGTGACGCACCAGCCCCTCGATTGGTTCGCAGAGGCGGTTAACGCAGAAGCCCCGGCCGAAGCCGGGGACTGGGTGCGCCACGAGGGATTCGAACCCCCAACCTTCTGA